TAAATATGATATAATATAAATGTAATCAAGAGAGATTACAAAATAAAATTAATTTAAAGGTAGGTTTTAAAAATGAACAGAACTAAAAAAGTAAATGGTGCTAAGTATATGTGCAGTAACAACGCTAACTATATCAAAGGGGAGGGACAATATTTTAACAGTTGTAAAAAATATGTTATCTCAATGTACGACAAACAAAGAAAAGGCTGGGTGCAAGTGGGTTACTGTGATACACTAAGGGAATTTCATGAGAATATATAGAAAGGTGGTGATATTATGAATTTAAGTAGAACACAACAAGAAATGTTAAGAGAATTATTAGCGATGGCAACTTATATTAATCTATACGAAGATATTAGCAATAGTATACAAAATCGCAAAAGAATAGATTGTAAAGAGTTGTCAAGTAAATATCAAGTATCAGCCGAACACTGCAAAGAAATTTTTATGGAAGTAATTGACGATATCAAAAATGAAAACAAAGTCGACTAAGCGACTATAAAAAGGCTTTTAGGCTTAGTGCGTTACACACTCACTAAAGTGGGTGTGTAGGTAGCAATTTTTAAAATTGCATATTTTTAATTAATAAAGGAGTGTTCTTATGAACAAAGTAAAAGCTAAAAAAATAGGTAGTGGTAACGTCTTTTTAAGAGGTGTTGTCATTTTCGACCAACACGCAAATGGTCAAATTAACCAATTCACTGGTGTAAATGAGTTCAACATCGGTGTAAAGATTATGAATGATGATGACTTATCTAACAAAAGTCTAGTAGACTTTGTCAAAATGATGGGTTTAAGTCAAAATGATATAAACAAGATGTTTGTACATGACGACGAAGGCACAACATTCTTTTCAAAAAGCAGAAAGCCAATATCTGTTATTGACTTAGATAGTCAAATAATGGAAATTGACAACTTAGTTGGTTGTAAAGTAGTAGTGGCGTTAAATGTCACAATATGGCAATATGGAAATACTATAAACACTGGCATTTACTGTAATGGTATCAAAGTGTTACAAAAGGCTGAAACACAAACAATATTTGATATCTTTGCTAACGAGCAATCTAAAATATATGATAATGATACTAAAGCTATCGAAAACAAAACTGTCGCAACCGAAATCGGTAATTTAAGCGACTATGAAAACATAATCGCAGACAACAAAAATATACCATTTTAATGAAAAGGAGTGTGAATGAAAAGGAGTGTGAATAAAAATGATGGACGAGTATCACGTTATTGTACGAAGTTGTAAAAACAACGAAATAATAGACGATTTTAGAATTACATGTAAAATCGGCTATTTAATAGAATATGTAAGAAAGAGATTAATCGATTTCGGTTACACTTATTACAATATAAGTAAAAATTTGTATATTGAGGCTTACATTAATGAAAGTAACGGTGTTGGTAGTAACAAAATAACATCTATGATATAATTTTAAAATATAATTAATTGGCTTAGTCAAGTATTGACTAAGTCAATTTTTTATGGTACAATAAAAATAAAAGGGTGATATATAGTGATAAAAAGAATGAATAAAGGCGAACGAAAAAATTTTAATGATACTGGACTTTACTTGAATTTATATAACTTAGAGAAAGATTTTAATTTTCTAAATTTTTTTATGGGTGGTCGTGGAATTGGAAAAACATTCAATATTTTGCGATATTTAATTAATGATTTTATAGAAAGTGAAAATCAATTTATGCTAGTTCGACGTACAAACGCACAACTAAATCCAGTTACATTATTTTCAAGCATTATAGATTTTTTTGACGGAGATTTTACATTTCAAACAATAGATAAACAACTAACAGAGATATATTATAATAAAAAATTAATGTGTTATTTGTCAGCAGTTAGCACTGCCTACAATTTAAAAAGTCAAAGTTTTCCAAAAGTAAAAACGATTTTTTACGACGAATTTCTCCCAACATTGAACGAAAGACCAATAAAAAATGAGGTTTTTTTATTTCTTGAATTATGTGAGAGTGTTTTTAGACTAAGAAACGATACACAAATTTTCATGAGTGCTAACACTGTAAATCTCGATAACCAATACTTTAATTATTTCAAAATATTACTTGACGATATTAAAGACGATACTATTATTAGACTAGACAATATATCTATATTCAAATTAACTACCTCTAACGAATATTTACAAGAAAAAACAAATTCAAAGTTTGGGCAATTGGTATATAGTACACAATTTTTTGACTATGCGTATAAAAATAATTGGCTTATTGGTAAAGCAAACCAAAACTTTATAGATAGTAGCATTGTAAAACATTGTGACCGTAAAAATGATTTTTGTCTATATTTTGGTGGTGACATATATTACAAGATAAGTTATTTAAATAAATATAGTTGTACAACCTATATTTATGCTGATATAAAAAAATCGTCTAATACAGTAACACCATACACAGCATTTATTAACAAAAAGATAAACTTTATAACCTTTACAGACTATATACAACTATTGCATAATTTTGAAAATGATTTAAAAAATAAAACATTAAAATTTGACAGCACTAAAACTTATAATAAATTTATAAATGTAATAACACCACAAATGCGAATTTAACACTTGACAAATGATGTAAAGTGTTGTATAATATAATTGTGCTTTAAACCTTCAAAAAATTTACTGGACGTTCTTGGCCTCCTATATTAATTTTAAAAACCCCTCTCAATTAATAGAGGTGGGTTACATAAAAACATATAAATAATTAAAATAATTAACACTATTTTAATATGCGTATCGGTTTGATACTATTTATATGTTTTACATAACTATATAAAGGAGTGTTTAATTTTGGATACACAAGTATATGAAAATATAGCACAAGCTATAAAAGATAATGACTTTTCAAATGTAACAAACGATATTTTGCAATTAGTAGAGATTAACAAAGATTTACAAGCAAAATTGATAAAGGAACAAGACGAAAAGAAAACAAAGGAAGATAGAATTTCATTTTTAGAAAAGGAAAATCAAGAAATACGTGCAACTTTGGGAGATAACTTTCTAAAAATGAAAGCACAAGCAGTTGAAAATGATAAAAAAATTGATAGCGTTGAAACTGTCGACTTAGATAGTATCATAAATAACGAAAATGAGGAGGACTAAAAATGGCAATTTCAAAATCACGTGCAGTTGTCGGTCAAGCGTTGCAAAGTTCTGGTATAGAATTTAATAACGTAAAGTCATTTTATGTTGACGATAATTTATTAGCAATGACTGGAAAGCAGTTACTTGCAAGTGGTGTAATGACAAATAAATTTATAGATATGTTAGTAAATAAAATTGGTATTACGCTAGTTAATCAAAGAATGTATAAAAATCCGTTCAGCGATTTCAAAAAAGGTAATATGCCTCTAGGGGTTGCCGTCGAAGATATTTTTATAAATCCAATTCAAGCCAAAAAATTTGTAAGTGGTTACAATAACGAGGTTGTGACATCGTCAAATAATGCAAGTTACGGGGCAACAGACCCTTACATCGTTAACGAAAATGATGTAAAAGTTGTCTATTATCCACTTAATGCACAAGTTTATTTCCCTCTTACAATAAAATTTGTGGAAGTTCAACAAGGTTTTAACGGTTGGAACTCAATGGATAATTTTGTAAATAAATTGATAGAAAACTTGTCAAACAGTGCAGAAACATGGGAATTTGAGGAAACAAAGTCTTTGCTCGGTAATAACTTTGAACTTACAGTTCCAACTTGTAAAACTTTAAAAGTAGCGTCAAAAAATGAAATAGATTGGGCTAGTGAATTTGCAATAAAATGTAGAGATTTAGCGTTAAATTATACATTTAATGACGACAAAAATAACAATTGGGTAAACTGGGCTACGGCTCAAAATTTGACTGGTGTTAATCTAAATCCAGTAACTACCAATACTAGACTAGAGGACTTATATTTAATAACTCGTGCCGATATTGGCGCAAATATTGACATTTCCGTTCTTGCAACTAGTTTTAATATTGGTAAAGCAGAATTTTTAGGTACTGTAAAATACACGAATAATTTTGGTAAATATCTTGATGAAAATGGTAAACAAAAAATAGAACCTTATCCGTCATCACCCGAACAAAATGTAAAATATCATATAACTGGTGAATTAGGTGTTTACGATTATTTAGACAGTGACAATAAACGCCATCACGTTGAATTATACGGCTATATATTCGACAAGCATTATATTCAAATTTGGGAAACGTACAACAGTGTAACAAATATTGAAAACCCAGTGTCGTTATATCGTAACTACTTTAAACATTTGTGGGAAACATTTGCACTTTGTCCGTTCGCAAATGCAACAGCACTTTATACAGATGATATAGTAGAATAGTAAAATAAAAGTCATGTTTTTACATGACTTTACATATTAAAGAGGTGGTTTAATGATAAAAGCAAAATATACTTTAACACTTGATGAGATAATTTCAAGTGGTTATACGTTGAAAAGTTTGGCTTTATATCCAATTTTTAACGAACAATACAGAACAGTTTTAAACGAAAAAATAAAAATGTTCTATCAATTTTATGAAATAGCGTTTGAAACAATAGAAATATTTGATAATAGACTATATGCTAAAATGTTAGATGTAATGAGATATTATAACCAATTTTATGAAATTGAAAAGTTAAAAAATGAAATTGGATTTAAAGAATTATTAAATAAACGTTATCAAGATTTTACAAACAATGTGGGAAATTTAAAAGGCGAAACGGTTGTAGATGGTAATTTACAACATCTAGGACGTGACCAAAATATATTGCAAGGTAATGTATTGAGAACGCCAAACTTAAACACCGAAACAGATATAGAATATAATAATACTGTTACAACACATAATAATTCTTTAAGTAAATTCACAAACAAGGGTGGCAAAGATATCACTGAAAGTGCTACTTTAAATGCGAATACTCCTCAGAACAATTCTCCAATTACAAATACTACCAATGAACAAGATTTTAACAATTTTAACAATGATGTGTTTAAAATTAACGGATATTTGACATCAGCCGACAAAAATTTGATGGTGAGTGAGTTAAATAGTAGCAATGAAAATGAAATAGACGGTTGGACGGTTAATGAAAAAACTGGTAATGATAAACATACAACTACCGAAAAAGGTACTGAAAACACTGAACAAAGCAATACTACTACAATGACATACAATAGTAGCAATAAAACAGATAGCACAACCACACAAAATCAAGATACTACAAACGATATTACAAAATATGGTAATCAAGATTATATAAAATCTTTACAAGATTTAATAGACGGACTTAACAATGTAGACAATTTAGTATGTCAAGAATTAAGGGAGTTGTTTTTATATGTTTACTAATAATCAAAATAACTATGGGATATATCAACAGCAAAATAGATTAAGATGGTTTACAATTCTTTACGATTTAGCGTTAAACCGTTTTAGATATAATACCGATTTACCGTTATTTAATCAACGATACTTTGAAAAACAATTAATCGATACAGGTAAAGCAATTTTAGTAAATGATAACGAAGTTTACAACTTTTTAAGTTTGGGGTGCACATTTAACAACTTTAATGTATATCAAGAACCAGTTGAATTTACTGCAATAGGCTATAATTATAGCAAAAATTTTGACATTGGTGCATGGTGCATTGATAATTATAGTAACTATTGTTTAATTGATATAATTAATCAGTATGCCAATGATTTATCAAATATCGATACCACTTTATATTTTTTGACAAAAAAGTTAAAGCAACCTTACATTTTTCAAGTCGCAAATAATCAAAGATTGAACGGTAATATACTAATGAACCAAATTGAAAACAGCGACTTTATAGAACTTTCAAAAAGTTTTAATATGGACGATGTAAAGTTATTAAACTTAAATGTAAATAATACGTCAATTGAACAATTGCAAGATGTAAAAACCAAACGTTTTAGTGAAATTCTTGAATTAATCGGCGTTGATACAATAGCCAACGAAAAAAGCGAACGTTTAACACTTAATGAAAGCATTGTAAATCAAGATAAAATCAATAGATTTTTGTCAAGTGCGTATCAATGTAGGTTAGATTTTTGTGGACGTGCTAAAAAATTATTTGATGTAAATATATCTGTTGAAATCAATAAATATAATAATGTTGATATGAATTTTAAAGAAAATTCAATATATCATGTAAAAGAAATTGACGATATAGAAGATAGTGACAAACAAGACGAATTATAAAAGTAAAATAATGTAAAGGAGTTTTTTATTATGCCATGGTGGTTTTACTATGATTATAATTATTTTATAAATAACCCATCTACGATATATCCCGAAAGTATGACTTTGCTTGAAAAAGTTAGACAATTGGAAATAAAAGTAGCTGAACTTGATACAAGAGTTAAAGCCCTAGAGGAAAAAGAGGTGTAAAATAATGTTAAGTGGATATGAAAATAATTTATTAAAATTAATGGTTGAATGTTTAGACAAACACACAACAGAATTAAAAAATTTGAATACAAATTTAACAAATTTAAACAGCAAACTAGATACTTTAAATAGTTCGTTTGCCAATAGTGATACAAATTTTATTAGAGAATTTAACATTTTTAATAATCGTTTGTATGATATGATGGTATTAACTACCACTGGTGAACAAGGTTTAAAAGTTTGGTTGTCAAATGTGGGAGCGTGGTAATATGAATATTTTAAATTTACCTAATCTTAAAAATGACAAAAATAATAAATTTTTGATAGAGTTAGTTAAAAAGATTAACGAAACTTTTACAGATATTTATTCAAAACTTAACAAAGGTAGTGAGGTTAGTTCAACATCTTACACCGATTATTATAAACAGCCCAGTTCAGCAGGGACTGGTACGGCTAACGAAGTGCAAATTTTTGTAAATAAAAAAATAATTCCTATACAAATTGTTCCCTATGATTTAACAACCACAAATTGGCGTGTAAACTTTATTACAAGTTGGAACTATAGAAAAGATTTAAAACAAACGCAAGTTTTATTTGTAGCAACAGACCCAACAGCCATAGTAAATTGTATCGGAATACCATTAGAATAAGAGGTGTTTAACATGAATTTATTAAAATTACCAAATTTAAAAGCCGATAAAAATAATAAATTTTTAATTGATTTAGTTAATAAACTAAACGGTATTTTATCAAATTTTGATAAGACTTTAACAAATTTGACATATACTGTTGACCATATTGATGCTGATATTAATAAGATTAATGAAAACTATGTAAAAGAGCTTAATATACAACCGTTAGCGATATCGGGGTATATGCCAAAAAATTCAAGTTATATTATTGAAAATGATAACGGCTATTTTATCAATGTAAGTATTGATATATATCCACAACAGGCAAGTTTAAATTTATCAAGTAATACACAAGTTGCACAATTAGTGTTAGATTTAGACTTAACAAACAACCAAAATTTACAATTTATTTCTTTCAATACTGGAGGCCCTCAAGTGTATAATTTGACAGTCGGTGCTAATAACATAATTTATACAGGTGATAACGGTTTGACGTGTTTGCAATATAAAACTGGTAAAATTTTCGGTACAATAATTATTAATAAGTAGGTGTGTTTATGTATTTAGAAAAGTTTAAAAATAAATTAAAATATGTACATTTGAAAGTAAATCCAAACTATAAACTTTTCAAATTATTTGAATGGCTTTACAAAGATTTACAAACAGAATTTGACAAAGTGTACAAAGCTATAACCGACTTAAGAACTTATGTTGATAATCAAATTGAAATATTAAATCAAAAAATAGCTAATATCATTGTCGGTACAGTGCCAAAATTAGCCCGAAACATGAAAGAATGTTATAGTGATAATGTAGAACTATCAGCCCATACAGATTACACAATAGATATTGATTATCCAACTAATTACAATTTAGCGACTACAATTATTTTGGGAATATCTGCCATAAAAACAAGTGGTGTGTATACTATGTACGATATTTCAGCGATTGCACAAAACTATAGTGTTGAACTTGATACCGACAAAATTCACTTAACTTTGAAAACGGTTGAAAATTTAGGCGAACTGGGTTACATTAGTATACTATTAACAGTCACCTCAATAGAAGATTTTTCTTAGCGTGTTTTTACACGCTTTACATATAAAGGAGGTTTATTTATGTCAAATTATGATTTATTTATTGCATTAGGTAACGTGGATTTTACAATAAACGACAATCATAGATACCAAAATATTGATGGGAAATTTATTATTAAACAGCAGTTTAGTAATGCAAGAATGATAAAAAGTAATACTATTGATATCCCTTTATCATTTGACGACGCAAATATTTACAATTATGGCTATTATCATACCAAAACAGATAGTAAAAAATATTACTTTTTTATACTTTCTTGTGAGTATATAAACGATGTAACAACTAGAATAACTTTTAAAGTTGATTGGTTTTCTACAGATTTTAAGAATTTAACTTTTACAAATTCTTTTGTTCAGCGTATGCATCCGGCTTTAGATACTTTAGCCAACTACCCTAGAACTATGGAAAATGTTGGAAATCAATATCCACTCGTGACAAATTATATTGATAAATTTGAACTTGACTATACTAATGCGTACTATATAATTGCTACTACTCATGCGATACCAACTAAAAAATTGTTTGTAACAGCTAATCAATTCAGTGAAGATGTTAGTATAACAAACAAAATTTTTGGGCTTTTTAACACAATTCCACAAAAATTACATTCGGGTGAGTTAGATTTTACCTATATTGTAACTAATAATTTTACAGAAGTTAATACTTTTATACAAAACGCTTTAGCAAACGGCTATGATGGTGCGATTGGTGGAATTTGGCGTGTACCGTCAATTTTTTCAAGCTATACAGAAAGTTATACAATAACAATAAATGACAGTTTTATCACTGGTGGATACACTGAAACTGTAAATATTTTACAAAGTAGTGAAAGAATTTTACAATTAAGTGCAAACGGTTTTGTGTTTGTTTATCCCTCTAGTATTGATAATTATACACCACATTATAAAAAATGTTTAGATTATCAATATATAAACCCTTGTATTTTGGCGAATGATAGTCAAATTGTGTACAATTATAATTATTTTAAAACACAAGAAAATCAAAATAATGTAATAAATTTGTTCTTTGACTGTAAAGGCGATAGCAATATTTATATTGTGCCTTACCAATATAATGGTAGTAATGAACATGACTTTACAAACTGTGCAACCGTAAAAATTTCCGTACCAGTGCAAATATCGTGTAATAATTCTGTTTATGTTAAACAAACTATACAAACTGAACAAGTAAATTTAAGTAAAAACTTGTTAAATACTGGACTTGATATAGTAAATTCGGCTGTAAAAATGGTTGCTAGTGGTTACGAAAAACCTATTTTAAACAGTAAAAACAAATTTTCACAATTGGGTGAAATTGGTATTGATATGGGTTCTGGAATGATGGGTACTTTAATAGATAGTACTACTAATCTTTTAAAAAGCAATGTAGACACAGTTTATTCGTTATACAATAGTGGACGAGGCGTCACAATCGTGGGGGGGACTGGTAATACTACAATTTCAAAGTTATCCGACTACGGACAAAATATTCACTTTGGCTTTGTCAGTTATAACAACGCCGATATTCAAAAAGTAGACAAGTATTTTTCAATGTTCGGTTATAATTATAGTCAATTAATGATACCTAATTTTCGTGATACTTACACTTTTTTACAAGGTGATATAAATTTCACTGGTGATATTAATAACGAAAGTTTTACAGAAATTAAAAATCTTTTTTTGGGCGGTGTAACAATTTGGAATGAAACAGAATTATATAATTATGACGTATAAAAAATTAATTGGTTTATATCTAACAAATAACATTAGATATAATCAACTAGTAAAGATATGTAATAACAATAAAAAAGTAGCTAGATTAATTTTACATTATTTAAATAATTATAATGTAAATTACTTTGAATTTATATTATATAATGACAAATATATATTAAAAATATTAAAGCAAGTATCATAAAAGATACTTGCTTTTTACTTTTTATTTCATTATGTTAAAATATGGTTCACAATATTTTTGCAGTCGTTTCCTTGCTTTTGTTATCGTTCTACTGACTGTAGATTGATTGATGTTCAATTTTCTTGCTATCTCGCTTTGTTTGAGATTATCAATAAAGTACATTGTTAATATCTGTTGTTGTCTACCAGTAAGCCAGTTGACAATACCATAATTTAGTAACTTTACAAGCCGTTTTCTAAATTCAATATTGGTATTAGCTTTGTCTATTTGATGTAGCTTGTATAATTCACGCTCAAACTCATGTATATTGTTTATCTTGTCTACCCTATGATGTCTATATTTGTGCGTTCTCATATCCCAATGACCTCATTAACTTACTTGATAATATATCCATGTATCTATTGTCTAACGTGTCGATATAACCGCATAGTTGATTTTTATTGATAGTAGTTATTTGTTCGCATAATGCTATGTTAGACTTACCTTTCAACTTAAAATAAAGATGGCAAGGCGTGGCAATTTTTTTAGTGGTTGAGCAAGGTATAACTATCGTTGTCGGACTATAGTAATTGCCGACATCGTTTTGTATAATTATTACAGGACGTTTCCCTCTTTGAATGTGACCGTTGTACGCACCTAAGTCACACCAGTATACCTCACCGCGTCTAATATTTACTATATTATTCTTTTCCATTGTAAAATTTCTCCTCCCAGTGTTTAAATTTTGGCGGTATATATAATATATCTTGTATAGTACAGATATCACCATATATATTTTGAACAAGGTCACCTTGCCTATACAATTCAATACTTGACAATGTACATATATCTGTCTTGTATAGTATTTCACTATATCTTAACTCTTTTACATCTTCGACTAAGTCAACTCCGTTTTCTGTCTTTAAACGATGCATAGTCTTAAACTTATTACCCAACTTAAAATCACTAAAATGGATTTTTTTCGCATATTTATTAGATACACCAGCACACTTACAGTCTTTGACTATTTCTTTCCCATCAATATCCAAAAAATACCTTTTTGGACATATAAATATAGCCTTAAATATATTACTATGTTCCATATCCCACGCCCCTAGTATATTCTTATCGATAAGTATGTCAGTATCAATATTATTTATCGTCAAGTATTTATCACTATTAATACTTACATTATCAGCACTAAAGAAAATACTATCAGTATCCATATAGTAAACTTTTCCACCGTTTTCCATAATTTTGTCACACCCTTCCATTAACTGTACTCTTGAAAGTGCCGTGATGTAGGAAACAACTGGTAAATAGTAAGTGTTAATTTTACTTTCGTCAAAGTCCTTGTTTTCGATTTTTTCAAATTTCAAGTATCCTTTGTCAAAATTTGCTACTACTTTTTCACGTTCCATTCTGTACTTATTTTGCCCGAATTTTCCAGTAACAGAATTTAACAATATTTTTGATGGTTGATACAAAGCAGTGCCTTTTTTCGTTTGTTTAAACTTGTAAAATTTATCGTTATAAGCGTAAAAAAGTTTGTCAACTGCTTTAAATTCAATTGTTTGTACAACTGTTAAGTTTGATATATCATAATGTTTCTTGAATAAGTTAAATTCTACATCATATAAGTACAAAAATCGCTTACTTTCGTCAGTGTTCTTTAACATCTCTAGTACACTGCCGTGTGTTGACATTTTCGCCATTCCATAGCAATTTTTGGAAAGTATTGTAGGAAGATACCCTTTTTTAATACTATAATTACACGTAAATACATACATGCATATAGTATTTGCAGTAGGTTCTTTGTAGCCATTGTAAAAAGTTGGTAATCCAACTGGTAAACGGCAATCCCTACATTTGAACGGATAACTGCTGTTAATATCAATATGATATATATTATTAACTACAGTATATTGGTAAAGTGGATTTACTTGACAGATACCACCCTTATAACCATTTCTTAGCAACTTATCCAATTTTAAGCTAAGATTTGGAAAATATTGGGATTGAAATTCTTGTAAATCCTTTTCCACCTCTATAAAATGTTTACTAGAGGTTTTTACACTACCACCATGATTAAATGTAAAGTAGTGTGTTAAAAAGTGAAAAAGTGATTTAAAATCTTTCTTTTTATAATCATAAAATATTGACATTTTAGACAAGTCTTTATCCAAATTTGAAAAATCCATATTCATGATTTTGTTAAAGATTTTATTTCTAATTATGTCAAAATTGTCTTTATAAAAATGCTTAATAGTTGTCTTGATACCTTTATCGCATTCGCTAAAAGATATTTGGCATAATAAAGTACTATTATCATATATTTCATAATAGTTATTACTATAGATATTATATCCTTTGTCTGTTCTAATACTATGTACTAGACTAGACAAATTAATGTTATCTAAAGTATTGTTTATTATCATACCTTTTATAATAAAACATATGCTATTATGTATATAAAGACCAGCAATAAAAGACTTAATGCAAGTATTATAAGCCGTTGCTGAGATAGTCATTTTCAAGTCAAGAAAACTAAAAAGTCTAATAATCGCACTGCTTGACACTACATCATTGATACAGTACTTTATTTCCTCTTTCGTATATCTTGAACCAATTTCTCGAATTTCACCGTAGTTAAATTCAGTGTCATTTTCCTTATCAAAAATGTTAGGAAATGGTAATTTTTTTTCACCTTTTTCGGTTGCTTGTTTATTCAGCTTGACGCACTCAGCCGATACTTGTCTTAGCCCAGTAGCCCAAACGTTGAACGTATCCCATATTTGAAATATTTTACCTTTGTAAGAATATTCCAGTTGGATAATTCTGTTATTAGCTACTATTAGCGTATAATATTTGTCGCTATTATTCAATGTTTTAATGTCTATTTTATCCGTTTGAATGTATCCCATTTTGTTAAGTTCTATTAACAAAAATGTACAATCAAATGTACTATTATGATAATAACACCTTAACTTTTTAAGTTTTTCACTTGTAAAATAGTATACAAGTTCCAACATTTCCATATATAAATTTTCTTGCGATGTTGTATATTTTCTTGCTAACGCAAACGTATTATTATAGTCACACATACTAAAACTTACAGCACTACTACAAGTATCTTTTTCGCTTGTTTTAGCTGTTTCAATATCTAAAAAGCAATAATTTTTTGTTGTAAACTCATATGATTTTACTTTATTATGTGTATAATTTTTTAACTCTATAAATTCATAGTTTTCAAGAATTTCCATCAATCCACCACTTCTATCGTTAATACATTATTAACAAATTTATCTTGCAACAGATAAGCACTAAATCCGTACACACCTAGTGTATTTATCATATATCGCAAGATAGCACAATAGTCATTATATCCCATGATTTCATAGTCGCTTAACTCACGCCAACGGTCAACCATTTTCCAAAAAATGCCTATTCTAATCGTTCTTTTAGCAAATTGTCTAAACGAACCAATTAGTGTACTACCATTTCTTAGCACTATCTTTAACTTGCAGTCTAAAATTTCATTGATAAAGTTATAATTATCTTCGTTGACTTGTTGCAACTCAGACCAACTAAACTTTTCTTTAGTCTGCCCCGAACGTTGTTTGACAATGTCTTGAGCTGACTTTTTATCTGCTTTATCCATGTATGTCGCTGTGTAGTATCCTACCAACTGTTTTTGCGATTTAATTGCAGTTGTACCCAATTTCACGATATCGTTATATAACATAATGATAGCAAAGTTTGGATATTTTTTTAGCGTTTTAGCGTAGTCCAAAGTTGTAAAAACGTCTTTTCTATTTTCTATTAGTCTAGTAAAATCACCCGAATTTTGCAAATAGTCCAATACTATTTTTCGTTTCTCTCTTAATATTTCTGTTGCGTTTAATCTATTTTGCACTATACTCTTTTCAAGTTTACGCACTCTTGATAGATTGACGTTAGTCAATTGACGTAAAAAATTAAGAGAATATTTGTATTGTTCAGTAAATTCTTTACGTCTAGTAGATAGTGTGCTTTCAACATTATAATAATGATTGATAGCACTATGAAAAGTGCTAAACTGTTCTAATATGTCATTTTCTGTTACTTTTTCACCACTTACTTGACTTGCTAGTCTTGTAAGTGCATTCATTTCCTGCCTACGATATTTTCCATATCTTAAACGGTAGTTTGTGCTACCGTTTTTCAATTCTTGTAACTTTTTTAAAACATTGTTCATTATATTAAGCCCTTTCTTAAACAACTTTGTTCTAAATCGTCTAAAGTATCATACAATAAAGCAAAGATATAGTTAATAAAAAGTGTAATTTCCATACCTTTTAAATTTTTGACTTTCTTGTAATCAATTGTTTTTCTATCAACTTGTCTTAAATAACTGTTAATATTATATGCAAAATCGTCCAAAAACTCACTATTTAAATATGCCACATGTTCAATTTCACATATATAAACGTTAATACCTTTATAAGTAACTTTACACTTTCTTACAAACTTGTCAACATATTGTTTATAAGTTTTCTCATCTTTAACCAACATCAGCGACATACATTCTAATTCAGTTAACTTTTTTTGAAAGTATTCAAAATTATTGTGACTAGCCAATTAAACCACTTCCCTCGCCTAAAATATTTACTACAGTATATATTAATAGTATAATAGCACAAACACACGCTAAACTATTAGAAATGTAAAAATATTCTATATCATCTAAGTATACGAAAGCTAAACTCATAAATAAGAATACTAAAAGTACTATACATAGTATAAACATCTTTAACACCTCCTACTTAATTAAGTGCATAAGTCGATTTAAGACAATAACTCTATCGTTTGCTAAATCGTCAGCATACATTGTAAAACATTCGTTAAATTCTATTTCTTTATTTAACTTTCGATTTAGCAACCCTAATCTTATTTTTAACGTTTTTATTTCTAAATATATAAAATAGTCTAACCACCAATTAAACCATATGTCAGTTATATCATCCACATGATTTTTTGATATTTTGTTTATAGCCTTTGAATGTGACCAACTACTTATAATTGTGATTGATGCTAATTCTACAAAAGCAAGACAAATTAAGTCTAACAAAATAACTTTGTTTAATGTTTCTCTATATTGTCTATGTATATGTTTACTATAGCAATAACCGTCTAAAATCATATTAGCAGTTTTGATATCATTATATGTTGTAAAAAGTTCGTCACAAATTGTTGCTAAAGCCATTGCCATTTGCCAAATAGTACGCCCACTTTTCAACCTAACATTAGTTACAGTATAACCAACATTAGTTACAGTATAACCAACACAACTGTCATCATACTCAATGTATTGTGTAGTGTGATAAAAAACTTGATTAAATAGTACACGATTAACAACACTATTAGTATAAATAGCGCGAAATATTGTACTTTGTAAGTTTTCGTTATTTTCTAACGCATTGTTAATAACTTCCACTCTGTCTTGTATATCTTTTTTAGATAACTTAATTTCAAAACCATTTAGTTTTACTATTTTAGCCATTTTTAAAACCTACCTTTAAATTAATTTTATTTTGTAATCTCTCTTGATTACATTTATATTATATCATATTTA